TAGGAGCGATGCTAGAACTTCTGTATCAAAACGTCACGGTACTCGTTGCATCAGAGGAACGGGAATCACCAAATCAAGGATGGACGGTAAACAATACATACGTATCAAAAGAGCTATGTGATGCACTATGGGAAGCAGTACAAGACGTAGTAATAAAGCTATGATTCAATTTCAACGATCTAACTGGTATGGGAAGTACCACGTAGCAGATCCGAAGGATAGGACAATGGATGGTATTGTGTTTGCTTCAAAGGCAGAGATGAGACGATACGTAGAATTGAAGTTGTTACAGAAAGCCGGAGAGATCAAGGATCTTGCGGTACAGCCAAAGTTTTTGTTACAGGAAGGATTCACGAAGAACGGAAAGACATACCATCCAATACATTATATAGGAGACTTCATCTATTACGATAAGAAGTTGAAAAAGAAAGTTGTTGAAGATGTCAAAGGTGTAGAAACAGAGGTATTCAAGATAAAAGAAAAGATGCTTGCATACCGACATAATATAGAACTTCGCAAAATCTCCATGTAGTCGTTTTTACGGTTAGAACGCTATATTTTTAGTATTAGCCTCAAAAACAAGCCTCTGTAATGCCCTACAATCCCCGATATCAAACACGGTGGTATGTTTCATCATTGAAAATGGGTGTCGTGAAAAGTGATATAATATATAGAGGTATTTCCTATGATCACAACAGTTTACAAGGACTTTACGGAAGTAAATAAATTGCAGACTGATATAATGATGTTCGTAGACGCATGGGTACACTTGGAAAAGACTCCCGTACCACAAAAGAAAATTATTCTTCACATGAGAGCAGCAGGAATCAAGACATTCACAACAGTATGGGCGCTCAATTCCCTTATGCGTAAAGGATTTATCCGGAGATCTTGTATGATTACAAACAAAACATTCTATGTACAGCTAAGGAGGGTATAATTATGAAAGTAAAAAGACCAGTTGGTAAACCAAAAGTAAAGTTAGAAGAGAAGCTCCCGATCAATTGGAGAGTAATTATCTTAGATAACATGGGTGAAGGAGCAAGCCTTCAAGAGATCAAGGCGATGATGGGACTATGTAACTCAACACATGAACGATTTTTGAAAGAAAATACAGAATATGCGGAAACCATAAAAAAGGGAATTGAACTATCGGAGGCTTGGTGGATACGACAAGGACGAGTGAATTTGCAGAATAAAGTGTTTAGTTTTGTTGGATGGTATATGAACATGAAGAATCGGTTTGGATGGAAAGATAAGACAGAAACAGATCTCACAAGTGACGGGAAAGCATTAGAATTCAAAGTAATAAGCTACAAAGAAGCAAAACATGGATAGAACAATTCCGTATAACTTCATCGCACGTGATTATCAGATTCCGTTTCTCCGTGAAGTGGAGAAGGCAATTACTGGAGAGAGTGAGAAGCGCTATTTTCTACAGGTATGGCATAGGCGATCCGGAAAGGATAAGACAAACATCGCATTTTGCGCTCCTCGGAGACTGATCAAAGATCCATGCCTCGTAAAGTATGTCTATCCAACACTTGTCATGGGACGAGAGAATCTATGGGATGGCATTGATAGCTCCGGCTTCCGGTATATGGATCACATTCCGGATTTCATCAGAGAAGGATCGCCAAACGAGACAACAATGAAGATGAACATTAAAGGTGGATCTATCTTTCAAATTGGAGGATCAGATCATCCGGACAGCTTGAGAGGTGGAAACAGTAGACTATTTATATTCTCGGAATGGGCGGAGCAAGATCCGTATGCGTGGGATGTTGTAGAGCCAATACTCCGGGAGAATGACGGGATAGCTATATTCAATACTACGCCAAAGGGAGACAATCATGCACGGGCGATGTATGACTATGCGAAGAACAATCCAAAGTGGTACGTTGAAACACTCACCGCAGAGGATACCGGTATATGGACTCCAAAACAATTGAATGACATCCGGACAGATATCATCAATAGATGGAGTGCAGACGGACGAAGCGAAGCAGAGGCAATATCCTATTTTGATCAAGAGTATATGTGTTCGTTCAAGAGTCCGGTAGTTGGATCATACTATGGCGATGCACTCCGGAAAGCAGAGGCAGAGCATAGGATCACAAGCGTCCCCTATCATCAGGGACTTCCGGTACATACGGCATGGGACTTAGGTATTGATGACTCTATGACAATATGGTTTTATCAGCTCGTTGGCGGAGAGATTCATTTTATAGATTATTATGAGAATTCCGGAGAAGGACTACAACACTATGCACTCAAGCTACAAGAGAAACAGTATATGTATGGCAAACAATTTGCTCCACATGATATCGCAGTACGAGAACTTGGAACAGGCAAGAGTCGGTTAGAGGTCGCACGATCACTTGGAATCACTTTTGTTACGAATCCCCCGCTTCCTATTGAAGATGGAGTCAACGTGGCACGTACAGTATTCTCACGCTGTTGGTTTGATGCAGTCAAGTGTGAGCGAGGACTCAATGCACTACGAAATTACAAGAAGGATTGGGACGAAAAAAACAAAGTATTCAAGAACAAGCCAAAGCATGATTGGGCTAGTCACGGAGCAGATGCCTTCCGTATGTTTGCTATTGGATTCAGAGAGAACGTCCGGAAACCGGATCTAACTATACATGGAGGCGTAATGCCGTACTATGATGGACTTCCCGGATGACACTTGTCTTGCGATAGTTTATCATTCTATTCTTAGACTATGGAAGAAATCTTACCTACACCAGAGCTAACGATGCTCAAGAATAATAAGATAAGCGGGTATAACTATCGTGAACGGAGACATGATCCGTGGAAAGAGATCTACGAACTATATCGCGACAAAGTAACTATCAACCGGCTTACACAGCGTCAATCAGTCAACCTTCCTCTCATGAAACAATCGGTCAAGACACTTCTTAAAGATGTTGATGATATGCCCGTGATTCAATTTGAGAACTTAGACAACGACAAGGATGCAGAGATACTCAAGAATGAATTTTGGAAGCTTACAGTAGATGAGAACAAGATGGAGATTCAGGACATCGTAGACAAGAAACAAGTCTTTTTCTATGGCAGATCCTTTGATCAATGGCAAGTGGTAGACGGTAAAGTAAAGATGACCGTACAAGATCCGATGGATATGTTGGTATCACGCTATACCGATCCATTTGATCTTCACTCTTCACGATTCTTGATTCATACGCATATATTCAAGCCATTCTCCTATCTTGAGAACAATCCTGCATACGATCAGGCAAAAGTAGCAGAACTCAAGAAATGGTATGGAACAGAGACAGGACTCATTAAAGCACGAGAGAACAACAATATGCTCAATGAGAAGAACGAGAAGATGGAAGAAATGGGTGTAGACGATGTAAACAATCCAATTCTCGGAGAAGTCATTGTTGAGCTTACTATGCACTTCGTATTCCGCCATGAGGACGGAGAGAAAGAAGATCAGATCTATCTATACGTTGAAGCAGATGATCAAGTGATCTTACTCAAAGAAAAACTAGAGACAGTTATAGGTACAACAAAAGATCATTACTTCCGGACACATTATCCCTATGTCTCATGGGCGGATGATGTTGAGAGACAAGACTTTTGGAGCGATGGGATAGGCGATACAGTCAGAACTCCAAACAAAGTCCTCAATTCATGGTTTAGTCAGATGGTAGAGAACAGAACACTCCGGAATTTCGGAATGAATTACTATGATTCAAGCATTGAAGGATTCACGCCTCCAACAAATCAGCCACCTATTCCGGGCGGATGGTATCCATTACCGGGCAAGCCATCAGAGGTGTATCAGAAAGTAGACGTTCCGGATCTATCAGAGTCACTAGATGAGATGTCGTTCCTTATTACCATGATTGAGAAGGCAACAGGCGCAACCGCAACACAACAAGGAATGACACAGGAGAAACAGATCACGCTCGGAGAAGTACAGCTTGCACTAGGAGAGGCAAAAGAACGGATCAAGGGGATGAGCAAATTCTATACGCAAGCATGGAAAGATCGTGGAATGTTGTTTGATAGGCTATGCGAGGCAGCAGGAGACAAGATTGCAGCCGTCAAGATCCATAAACGAGGACGCAATTCTACAGAGATGTTTAGTCGTGAGATTGCTCCGAAAGACTGGATGAGTAAAGAAGGCTATGCAGTCAAGGTATGGAGTCAGGATGAGAAGAACGCACAGACAACAAAAGAACTTGAGAAGCTCAATGCAGTCAAAGCGAATATGCCGGACAATCCAAAGTTAGATGAAGTATACAAA